GCGTTGCCGAGCGCACCGATGGCGGCCGTGGCCTCGTTGACCGTAACGCCCAGGCTGGCCGCGAACGGGCCGGCGTAGTTCAACGCCTGCGCCATCTGCTCCACGCTGGTGTTAGCGTTGTTAGCAGTGAACACCAGCGCGTCGCCGACGTCGGTAAGCTGGCTGGTGTTGAGGCTGAACTGCTGGAGGACGTTCGACGCGATGTCCGCAGCGCGGCCAAGCTCGATGTAGCCTGCCGCGGCGATGTCCAGGGTAGCGGGGGTCGCCGCGAGGACCTCGTTGGCATCGAAGCCCGCTCGCGCCAGGAAGAACTGGGCCTCGGCCGCCTGCACCGCGGTGAAACGCGTGCTGGCGCCTAGCTCGCGGGCCTGGACGGCGAGCTGCTGCTGCTGCTGGGCGGCCACATCGAAGGCCGTTCCCATGCGGATCGTCACAGCGGCGGTCTTAGCGGCCTGGAACTCGAAGTCCGCCAGAGCCTTCACGAAGCCCTTGAGGCCGGTCGCCAGGGCGAATCCGCCACTGACCAGGCCCAGGCCCGTGGCGAACTGGCGGACGAAGCCGTTGGCCCTGAGGGACGAGAAGCCGACCTCGCGGATGGAGCCAGCGGCACGCTTGCCCGCCGGGGTGGTGGAGTTGAGCGCCTTCTCCAGGTTCTTCATAGAGCCCGCGCTCTGCTTGACCTGCTCCTGTAGCTTCTCGAATCGGGTGGCTGCCTGTCCAGCCAGACGGGCGTTGCTGGCCAGGCCCTTCCTCGAGCCCTCGGTGGACGTGGCCAGCTCCTCGAACTTACCGTTGATGCTGCCCAGCCGCCGCGCGATGCCCTTGGTGTTGGTCTTCAGGGCGGCGGCCATCTTGGCCGCACCCTTCAGTCCGGGAACCGCCTTCCTGGCAGCTTCACCGAAGCGCTCGATGCGGCCGACTACCGTATCCAGCGCGGTGCCCTGCTCATCGCTGCTCAGTTTACGAACAGCCTCGGCGACCTTCTCAAAGTCAGTGCCGACGTCGCCCACGGACTTCTTCAGGTTGCCGATCGAGATCGCCTGGCTGTCGAGCGACTTGCCGAAGTTTGTCAGGTCCGTGATGGCCTGCTCGACGGGCTTACTGATAGCACTGAAAGCCGCGCCGCCGGTCTTGGCGGTGGTGCCGAGCTTCGCTTGCTTCAGATTCTTAGCCTGCTTGACAACCCGGCCGGCGGCCTTGTCAAGCGCTGCGAGGTTCTCCGCCGCCTTGAGTGCGGGCGTAGAATCCACTTGGATCTGTAATTTGGCCACATCTGTCATCAGAATCTCTCCACTTTCAAGACGCCCAGCTTACGCGAGCGCGGGTTCTGAGGGCAGCGGGCCCCGGACGCGAAGTTATCCACCGACTGGCGATGGCACCCGATGGCCTCGGCAGCCACCCGGGAGTTCTTGTACTCCTCGACCCGGCCGTCCACGTACGTGACGCGGATGGCATACTTGGTCAGGGAGTCGGAGACCTTGGCTCCGATGGCCTTGCGGAGGGGCGCCATGGCCTCGATCACAGCGGCCCTGTGAGCCGCGCTCTTGGACTTTCCCTTCGACGCGGCCGACATCCGCTGCCGCGTCTCCGCGGACATCCTGCGGCCAACCAGGGGCCCCTCAGCGCCTCTCAGGTTACAGCAGTGGTCGGTGCCGATCCACATCTTCAGGAAGCGGTCCTCCCAGCGGGGGCAATCCTCCTTGGGGCACTCCAGGACCACCTCGAAGCTGAACTGGCCGTACTTGTTGTAGGCCGCCTGGAGGATGGGGTTGCGGTGGATGCCGCGCTCCAGGGCCCGGCGGTGCTGGGACCGCCGCTTATAAAGGCACGTCGCTCGCCCATAGTAGAACCACGGGCCCACCTCGATGAGGTAGATCCCTGTGGTGTCCTGGAGTTTCGCGACGTCGGTCATTAGCTTCTTCTCTCAGCGCGTTGCTGAGCCTTTCGGCGTTCTTCTATGATCAGCCCGCGCTCGTAGTCGTCGAGGGCTGTTATGATCGAAACTTCCCAGGCGTCTAGGGGAGTCCTGGTTAGTTGTGAGAACGATTGGATCTCCTGGAAGCGGATGGCCTCCGGAATACCCTCGTTGTAGCCGCGCCGGTTAGCCAGTGTCCTGTAGATTCCCCACAGGTACCGGTAGCTCGGTTCGATGTGAATAGACCCCAGGTGCTCGTTGACGTACTCGTCGGGATCGAGCCCCTTGGCTTTCGCCAGGAGTCGTAGTTGTTCTTCAGTCGGCCCTGAGTTGCCGGCGGAGTTCCTGTTGTGCAGGGACTCCGCCAGCTCGATCAGAGCCTTCAGGACTCCCCCTTGGAGTCCTCCAGGAAGTTGGCCCGGTTGGCGATGAACTTGCTGACCTGCTCGCGGATGAAGCGAACCTTGGTCAGAAGCGTGCCGGCGTTGCTGCGGGAGAAGGGAAGCTCCTCGCCGTCGACGATGATGTTCTCCCAGCCGACGATGCAGCGCACCAGGACCGCGGTGGCGCGGCGGGTGGTGCCGGCCGGGTCTGCGATACCGTCCGTCTGGGCGGCGGCGCGGGCGGCGGAGCGCTGGGCGTCGTGCATCGCGGTCTCGTACTCGTCAGAGTCGGCCGAGAGCAGGGTGATGGTGATGGGCTGGTCGTCGTCGGTCAGCAGCGGCTCCCCGGAGACGGGGTGGCGCACTTCCATGACGGCGGTGACTTCAGCGGTATCGAGCTTGGAAAGGTCCATGTTAGTAAGGGAGGTAGGGGGTAGGAGGGAGGAGTACCCCGGTCCGGAACAGCCCGGACCGGGGTGTAGTTATCAGGCGCGGCCGATGACGCAGGAGGTTTCCTCGCCACCGAACGTCGCCTGGAGCGACCGGAAGTTGAGCGTAAGCACCACCGGGCCGTTGGCCGGCACCTCGAACGAGGGCTGGTTGTAACGGACGTCAGGGAAGTAGAAGAACATCGAGTCCTCGCCTGCGGCACCTCCGCCAGCGAGCGTGACGCCAATCTCGGAGGTCACCTCATCCTGGAACTTGTTGTACTCATCCGCGTTCTCGAACAGCAGCGTCATCGTTCCCGTGACGTTAGCCACGCCCTCGTACACCGTGTTGGCGAACGGGGAGCAGAGCATAGGGATGGTCTCACGGTTGTTGTTGATCGTGAAGTCGAACCCAGTGCAGATGCCGCTTCCGATGTTGTTGATGTGCAGGCAGGACGCGAACGGCGAGTACGCGGTAGTGCCCTGGGTCAGACCAGCGTTGGCCAGCACGGTGTTACGGAACTCACCGTTCTTGCCGTAGTTGAAGTTACCCTGCGCGTCGCCTTCGCCCTTCATGGTCGTCGCTGCCAGGCCGAGGATGTCCGCGGTACCGGTCACGAGGTTTCCAGGCTGAATAGAGAACGACAGGTTGTTCACGGTGCACCCGCCGAACGCCTGCGCCACCTCGATCTCCGGGTAGTCCTTGACGATCGTGGCGTACTTCATCGTGGACTTCTTGACGAACGACGCATCAAAGGTGAACACCCCAACCTTGTTGTCGGTGCCCCCGGAGATCGCGGCTTCCGGCCGCTCGCCACCGAGAGTGTGAATCTCGGTGATAGCGGAGACGCTCGTCTGCTTACCCAGGAAGGAGTACAGCGCGACCGAGCTGGAGTCGGTGAGGACGACCCGGACATACGTCCCGTTGTTGCCAGCGACCAGGTTGGTCAGACCAGTCATGCCGCTTCCCGGGGTGTACACCGCCGAGCCGTTCCACGCATCCGTGGCCACGGGAACGTCGTCGCCCATGGAGGAGAAGCGGTCAGCCGTGGCCAGCTCGATCAGCGTGTCCTGCGACAGGTGGGAAAGCTCGAAGCCGAGCTGCCCGGTCACCTGCTGGAAGCCGGACCGCACGGACGTCTCCTGGCGCTCAGCGGAGACCTCGCCAGAGGTCAGCTCGCCAACCTCCAGGGAGGGGCCGTTGCGGTCCGTGAGGCGCATCGTGAAGAAGTCAGAGGCAGCCGCGTAGCTGCTACCGGCGTCCGGGGTGAACGACGCGACGTCGGCCCCGGGGTCAGCGGACACCCACTCGGTGACCTCGACCTCCAGGTCGTTAGACGCGGCTGACGCGGTGGTGATCCCGAAGAACTCGTAGGTGGTCCCGCCGTCGACGAGCACGTAGTGGCCCAGGACGCCGATATCTCGGAGGCCCCTGCCGAAGCCGTCAGCGTCGGAAGCAAGGTCCCACGTGCTGCCGGAGTCGGTGTATAGCGCACCAGCCGCGAAGTTGTCCGACGAGGAGCCGTAGCCCAGCCGGTTGATAGTCGAGGAGTCTGCCGACGGGTCCGTGATGACCACGGTCGTCGTCGCTCCAGATTGGCTAACCATAGTTCAGGTGCTCCTTATATCAGGCGATCTTGTGGAAGATGGCGGAGGTCTGGGTGCCGGTGGCGGCGCCGTACTTGACCTCGGTCTGGAGCGCGCGGAAGTTCAGCGTCAGCACCACGGGGCCGTTGGCGGGCACCTCGAAGCTGGGCTGGTTGTAGCGCACGCGGGGGAAGTGGACGATCATCACGTTGGGGGAGAGCCCATCGACGGTGTCCTTGAGAGCGACGGTGAGGGTCGTCTCCTCCTCATCCTGGAACTTGTTGTACTCCACCGCGTCCTCGAAGAGGAGGGTGACGGTGCCGGTGACGTTCGCCACGCCCTCGTAGACGCTGTCAGCGTCAGGCGAGCAGAGCAGCGGGACGGTCTCCCGGTTGTTGTTGATCGCGAAGTCAAGACCCGACACGACGCCAACCGGCTTGTCCCCGATGCCGACGCACGAGGCGAAGGGGGAGTAGGCGGTGGTCGTGGGGGCGGCGTTCGTGGTCACGCCAGCCGTGCCGGCAGCCTGCATGTTCCCGGCTCTGAGGCCGAGCAGGTCGGCGCTTCCCGTGACGAGGCTTCCGGGCTGGATCGAGAGCGACAGGTTGTTGACGGTAACGCCGCTGAAGACCTGCTCAAGGCTCACGTCGGGGTAGGACTTGTGAATCTCGCTGTAGAGCATGGGCGACTTCTTGACCCGGCTCTCCTGAGCAGCGACCTCGCTGAAGGTGCCGGACGCGAGCGCCACGCTGTTCATCTTGACCATGACGTGCACCTTGGTGGTGGAAGCGTCGACCCGGCCGACGAAGCGCTGGTCACCGACACCGGAGCCAGTCTCGAAGATGGCGACCCGCTTGTCGTCGTTGTCGAGGGCGTTGGCCGTGTAGGTGAAATGCTCCGCGACGCCGCCGGCAGCAGGCACGTAGGTCAGCGACTGACTGGAGATGGGGTTCGCGACGCCAGCGAACGGCTCGGAGGTGGCCAGCTCGATAAGGTCGTCCTGGGACTCGGGCGACAGCTCGAAGCCAAGCTGGCCCGTGACCTGACGGAAGCCCGACCGCACGGACGTCTCCTGGCGCTCAGCGGAGACCTCGCCAGAGGTCAGCTCGCCAACCTCCAGGGACGGACCGTTACGGTCGGTGAGGCGCTGGGAGGTGTAAGCACCGACGGGATCGCCGGAGATCGCGGGGGCAGAGAGGTTGACGACGACGGTCGCGCCGGATTGAGTAGCCATAGCTAGTATTCTAAGGTTGAGAACGACCGCCAGCTAATGGCGGCTGGGACGTAGTAGAGATCGGACTCGTCACCACTACGACGGCCCGTGCCTGTGGTTTCCGAGCGAACGACCTGCACCCGAACCCCGTCGGAGTCCTCGAAGGTGATGCCGTTCTCGAACTTCTCGATTATAGCATGAGCAAGGGCAAAAGCCTTGTTAACCAAATCGGGTCTGCTCGCGGGGGCCACCACCTGGTACTGCACCACGCCCAGAGCCTGGGAGGTGCCGTAGGCCACGCTCCGCTGATCCGCGGAAACCATGGTCTCGATGATGGCGATATCGTCAGACGGCAGCCCTCCGGGGAGGGTCAGGCCGTCGTACTGGATAGCGTCGGGAAGGTCCGCCGTAGTGAGGAACCTGCGGCGAACAGCCAGCAGAACCTTTCTCACGTTCACCATAGCCATCAGCGCTTGCTCCTGGCCCGCTGTGCGGCCGCGGCGACGAACCCGGGGAAGAGCAGGCGGATCTGCTCCACGATCAGCTTAGGGGCGCGGCCCGTCTCCGGGTCTCCGGAGTTGACCTTATCGGCGTACTCCACGGAGTTGGAGAGGATGTGAAAGTTGCCGGCGAGCTGTGAGTTCGCCTGGTCCTGTAGGTCCGAGAACTCCTTGGACGAGACAGGCACGTCGCGGTATCCGGAGTCCACCATGCCCTTGCTGGCGCGGAGTAGCTTGCTGGCCTCCCTCTTGGAACGGGCCCCGGCAGAGGTAGTGGTGTCTGTGCGGTTCTGCGCGATGCGCCACGAGGCCCGGAACTTTCCCGTGTAGAACGGCGACAGCGCCTGGGCAGCAAAGCCCATCTCCGCCATAGCCCCCTGAACCGTGGTGTCCAGCGCGACGAGCGTCTTGATGGCGAACTTCTCTACCGCCTTGTCCAGGTTAGTACGAAGCCCAGCCATCAGGGGGTACGCACCTGAAGCTCGTATGCCACGACGGCATCGCCGGAGTTGATCGGGCTGACGGCCACCACGGTCCCAACCATCTCGCCGCGCACGACCTCGTCCCCGATCCGAGGCACCACTAGGGCGCCAAAGCTCGCGGCGGTTGTGATGCGGCGGTCTCCTGACTGGATAGAGTCACCGTTGATGAGCTGAAGGCTGAAGCCCTCGGGAGGACTGGTGAGCACGCTGGCGGTCACGGTGGTGACGCTCGTCGTGTCGTTGACGGGGTCATAGCCGGACTCGCTCCTCGTGAACACCGCGGGGGTGTCCGAGAAAGCGCCCAGAAGGGCGGGCACCAGCTGCCCAAACGCTCCGTCCAGGGCTCCCATCAGCTACGCTTGACCTTCGCGCTGTAGGTGCCCTTGCCCATAGAGGCGGCGGGCGACGGGGTTCCGATGGGAGCGAGAATGGCGTTGATGTTGTCCGGGATCAGGTCCGGAGTCTCGGACGGGTCGACCTTGACCGAGATCGAGCCGACTTTCGCCTCGCGGAAGCCCAGCCCAAGCAGGCCGGGCTCCGCGGAGCGGTCCTTGGTCAGAAGCTCGAGGGCAAGCTCGGCGGTGGCCCATTCTACGCGGTAGGGGATGATCGTGTACTCGATCTCCCGCTCGTCCACGTCGAACGCGTTCCATCGCGGCCAGGAAAGCGCCTGACCGTCGATGCCGACCCTGGAGCGCTGGCCCTCGAACTCGTAGTAGGTGTCGATGAGCTTGGTCGCCCACCGCAGTGCTGCCTCCTGGTCCGAGACCCCGCCCGCCGCCGAGGTCCACGCGTCCACGTAGAGCCGGGATGACGTGAGGATCTCGGTCGCACGGGCAACCGTAAGATAGCTGTTGCTGTACTTACCTGCGATGGTCGTATCAAGCGCCATAGATCAGACCTCTTCCTTCTTGGCGGGAGCCTTCTTGGCGGGAGCCTTCTTAGCAGCTGCCTTCTTTTCGGCCTCGGCCTCGGCAGCCTTCTCGGCCTCGTAGGCCTCAAGCAGCTCGCGCTCCTTCTCGAGCAGGGAATCCTTGCTGGAGGCCGCCTCGGTGTGGCCCAGGATGATGAGAATCCCCTTGATCAGGTTACGCTTATCCATGGCGTTGCCGCCGGGAACGTAGCGCGCAATATCAAGGCCGAGCAGGCCCTCGAGCGGCATTCGCTCCAGGATCTCGTGGTTGATCTCGACGCTGGAGGTGCCGGTAGGCGTGGTCACGGTCATCACGCGGGCCGTCTCGGGGGCGATGGCGACCTCGTGCAGGGCTTCGTGGAACTTGCTCTCGCTGATCAGGACCTCGCACCCGTCAGCCTTGCGCTTGACGAGGACTGCCGGAACAATCTTGCGGGAGTCGATGCCGCGGGCCGACTTGGACATGCTCTGGGAGCCGTCGGAGAAGAAGAAGTGGTTCATGTGTCTGTCTAGTAAG